CAGCGGTTTGGCTTTCACGACCAGAACGAGATGGAAGAAACCATCTTGAAGATGGGCGAGGATGTCTACGTCTGCGCGCAGTGCGGTGCCGAGACTCCTGCGACGGATTTCATGGCGGGAAGTGTTTGCCCCGAGTGCGGCGCCGAGCTGGGAGATGAGAACCTGCGCCCAGCGGATCTGGTGCCGGTGCCGCGCATCACTGGAACCCGGCGCGTTCCGAATGGCCAGGAAGTGATCAGCATCATCGGCGGCCTCGAATTCCACACTCCGGTGTGGGCGAACGAGATGCACGAATTCCCCTACCTGCAATGGCAGCAGGAAGTGCATCGCGCCAAGCTGAAGGCTTCTTACCCGCACGTGGCAGACAAGATCGAGACCGGCGGGCCGATCCAGGCCGACGACGTGTATGCCCGAGCGTCGCGCGTTGCCGTGCAGCAAGGCCTGCCGGTGATCCATCCCGGCGACGCGCTCTACAACCTGATTACGTTTTCGCGGACGTGGATTCGCCCGTGGTCGTTCTACTCGATTGAGGACAAGGATGTGCGAGAAGAGCTGCTGCAACTCTTCCCCGACGGCTGCTACGTGGCCTTCGCTGGTGAAACGTACTGCGAATCGCGCAACGAGAGCATGGAAGACCACTGGCGCGTGATGCACGCGCTGCCAGGCGATGGGCAAAACCGGCCGAGCGTGGGCGATTCATTGGTGCAGGTGCAGGAGCGGTACAACAATCTCTCCAACCTGCAGATGGAAACGTTCGAGTTTGGCATCCCGCCGATTTACGCGGACCCGCAAGTGCTCGATTTTGACGCGTTGAGCAATCAGACGGCGGAGCCCGCGGCGCACTATCCGGCGCGCGCCAAGCCCGGGCAGCGTTTAGCCGATGGATTTTTTCAGCCTCCGCCGGCGTCTGTGCCCCCGGAGCTGATTAAGTACCAGCAGGACCTGGCAGGGCCAGTGCCGCAGTTCCTTACCGGCCTTTTCCCGGCGATTTTTGGCGGCGAAATGGAGCATGTGAAGACCGCGACCGGCTATTCGATCGCGCGCGACCAGGCCATGGGGCGCCTGGGGCTGGTTTGGCGCCGGCTGAAGCGTTTCTACGGCGACTTGATGCTGCTGGGGGTCGATTGCTTCCGCAAAAACCGCCCCGAAGACGTCGAGATTCCGATCTTGGGCGCCGGCGGAGAGTTCCAAGCCAAATGGATTCGCTTGGCGGACCTGAAGGGAAATCTTCAGGTACGCGATGAGGAAGATGAGCAATTCCCGCGGCTGAAATCACAGCAGCGCGCGGTCTTGCAGCAGTTGATGAACAGCCCGGACCCGATGATCCAGCAGCTTATGGGCATCCCGGCGAACCAGGAGCTGATGAAGTCCATTTTTGGCCTTACGGATATCGTTGTGCCCGGCGAAGAGTCGCGCATCAAGCAATTGCGAGAGATTGACGAGCTGCTACAGGGCCAGCCGATCATGTGCGCCGCGGCGGACAGTGGCGATCCCGCAAGTCGGGCCGAAGAGGCACTGCCGGTACAACTTCTGCCCTCCGTGCCGGTGGATGAGCTGCTGGATGATCACGAAGCGGAGTTTGCCGAGTGCAAGCGCTGGGCCAATAGCGACGCCGGGCAGACCGCGCGGATGCATAACCCGGCAGGGTTCGCCAACGTCCGCGCCCACGCCGCCGCCCATTTGGTAGCGCTGGGCCGGAAGCAGGCCCCGCTATCACAGTAAGTGGGGCTATGGGTCGACGTAGAGGACATCGTTGTGGAGGAGCTTCTTGGGATCGGGCCTTCCACTCCCTCCAAGCGTTCCGTTTTTCCGCAAATACTGATGTACGCGGGCGATTTCCCGACCGTGCGGGTCTAGGTATGATATCATCTGGCTGAGAGTGCCGGGAGGTTCGCCCGATCTTGGGCTGGGTGGACCTTGCGAGTAAAGCTTCTCAGAGAATTCGCCCGACTTGACGCGGCCCCAGTAGTTAGCATGGTTGAAAAGGTTCTGAATCTCATCCGCTGGAACTTTTTTCCGGGGCGGTTTTTTCATCATGGACCAGCAATTGGCTCTTGAGATTCAAAACTACGTTGCTCGGTATCTGAGCGGCGAGATCTCCCTTGAGGATTTCAGGAGCTGGTTCGACGTTGCCACTTGGGATGCTTTCGATGCTGCAACCACAGCCGCACAGCAGCTTGCCGGTCAGATCGATCTGTGGCTGGCCGAGTTCTCCAAAGGCCATTGGACCGAATCGGAACTGCGTGAGAAGCTTCGGCCCCTGGCAAGGATCGTTTGGACCACCCAGGGCAGTCCATGGCAGACTGGCGCGACTTCAAGCGTCACGGTGTCCCCGGTTGCGAACTTTGGGTCAGCGGTTGGTATACAAGCCGCAAGGGTATTCGGGTCAGCAGTTGGTTCTCTAGTTTGAGATCAAACCAGTAGATTCCTTCCTCCTGAGCCAGAAACTGAACATTTAAGATCACGTTTATGCCACGATCCTCTCCGCCCTCCAAAAGGATTCCGACGGAGGTCTCCGGGAGTACCTTGCCAGAGGGAGTGGTCGGAAGTAATCCAAGCTTGTATTTCCCGGCTAGGGAGCCAGTTTTCAGCATGATGACGGCTTGACACGCTACGATGCCTGCCGGCATCTGGTCGGGCGGTGCGGACCCTACGGCTCTCAAGATGACGCGGTCAATCACCCGAATGAGGCTAAGGACCTCGTCTTTCTCCTGGAGCACGCGCTCGCAAAAAAGGGCGGCTTGCAAGTATGGTCCGCCGGCTTTCTTTCTCATCCTTCCTCCAATGTCAGGGCCAGGAGTATAGCAGAGCGGGGAAGGGCAAAACGCGGAAGCCGCCGCTAGGCGGCCTTCTCCCCAATCCCTCGAGAAAATCACAGCCACTGAGGTCACGAAGGCCCCGGGTCCAAAGACCCGGGCTACAGCTCTAACAAGACGAGTTCGGGAAGGGCGGTGGACATAGCCGCCCTTTTTTATTTCACGGACCGGCCGCGGCGGACCTGCGATCAAGATTGGCGGGCAGGGCTCTTGGACGGGTGCCCCATCCTCGCCGCAGGCGAGGGTGGGCTGGCCGTGCGCTGCGCGATTGTCAGTCCGAGGTCCGGCGCTGTTTGCCGGGCCGAGGAATCTCTCCTATTGTGAGCGAACTTTGCGAACCACAGAGAGATTTCTCGTCCGCCACGGCGGACTCGAAGTGACAGCCCCACCCTCACAAGGCGAGGATGGGGCACCCGAAGGGATCAAGGTCGCGGAGGAAAGAGTACCCGGGCCTAGAGACCTGGGGATATTCACCGCGCGGTAACAAGACGAGTTTGGAGAGGGCGGCGAAGTTGGCCGCCCTTTTCATTTGGAATGCAGCAACCCGCCATCGATATTGGCGGGTGAGGGAGGCCAAATGCCCGAAACAGCAACGGTCCCGCAGGGCGGGACCAGCGCAACATCAGGCAACATTCCCGGCGAGAGCGGGAGTGCGGCGGGTGCGGCGCTGACGGATGAGCAAATCCTTGGGATAACCGAGGATTCTCAGGCGTCAACGGAAGCGACTGCGAGGGAGGAAGATGCCGCCCGAAAGGGCGGCGCTACCCGTCAAGAAGACGGGCGGGCCGCGGAGACACAACCGAAGCCCGAAGATGCCGGGCTAAAGCCCGGCGCTACACAGGCCGAGGAGATTCAGCCCGGCCAGCCGCTTCCAGAGTGGGCGAAGCAGTTGCTGGCTGATCCCGCCTATCGCGGGATCGGCCCCAAGGTGCAGCAGCTCTGGGACCAGCACCAGGCTTACCGGGAGCTTTATCCGACTGTGGCTGAAGCGCGCGCCGTCAGGGAACTCTTTCCTGGCGGGGCCGAGGAAGCCAAGGCAGTTCACGCCAGGGCGCTCGCGCTCGATGCGGCGGACGAGCAATTCGTCAGCGGCGATCCAGCCGCGCAGGGCGAGCTGGCGCTGGAGTGGTACCAGGACAACCCGGAAGCCTTTAGCCGCATGGTGGCAGTATCGGCTCGGCTGTTGGCCGAACGCGAACCGGAGACCTACAAGCAGCTTACCGAAGGCATGTTCCTTGCGGCGCTACAGGCGGAGAGGTTCGACAAGCGCGTGGACCTTCTCCGCGAAGCGCTTGCCAAGAATGATGGCGAGGCGTTGAAGGGCTTGGTCGAGACGTTGGTGGGCTGGGCGGAGAACCGAGGCATTTCCCGCCGCGGCGGTCCGGCCAGGAGCGGGATCGATCCCGAACGGCAAGCCATCCAGCAGGAACGCGAGAAACTCGACATCGAGCGAAGGGCACTGCAGGCCGAGCGGTACGGGGCGTTTCACAACGCGGCGCAGACCAGCGTCGAAACGCAAGTACAACAATCGATCCAAGGCACGCTGGCCAAGGTGCTGAAGGATGCGCCCTTCACCGAGGGCGGCAAGAAGCGGATTGCGGAGGACATCTTCCGGCAAGTGGACAACACGCTGCGCGCGGACCGAGGTCTCGCGCGGCAATACGCCTCGATTGTGCGGCCGCGCGGTCCCGCCCAAGGGGCGGGATGGCGGCTGGATCCCGCAGCGCAGGACGCGGTGGTCAGCCTGCTGGTGGGCCGGGCGAAGGCCCTCATCCCGGCCGTCGCCAAGCAGGTGGTCGCAGAGCATACCTCCTACCTCGTGGGCGCCAACAAAGCGCTCATCGAAAAAAAGGAAGGCGCAGCCAAGCGCGTGGATATTGCCGGCGGCGGAGCGCCCGAGGTGCGCGTGCGCCCGCTCAAACCGGAGGATGTTCGCGGAATGACGGATGAGGAGATCCTGGATATGGCCTGATCCAGCTTAGGACGAATTGGCAGTCGCCGGAAGAATTGGGGGCCGCGGGAAGCGACCCCCATCTCCGGCCCGCTCATTCTTGAGCCGGAAGAAAGTAGCAAACGGAATGACTACCAGGAGAAAAAATAAATGCCAGCAATGAGCAACAGCCAAGCTGTTGCGCTGCAACTGGAGAAGGTGCGGGACAAAATTCCGTTGCTGTACGAACGGGACGACATCCTGCTGGCCATGATCCAGCAGCGCGGCGACGTGGAAAAAGTCAGTTCGCGTAACATGCGTTTGCCTTTGCAGCTCGTTCCGGGCGGCAAGGCAGGTTCCTACAACCCCGATGGCGGCGACTTGGGCCGCGGCTCGGGAACGACTTACGACGTGGCGCAAGTCACGCCGATTTTCTTCAAGTTCGCGGTGGAAATCACCAAGCTGCTGGAGTACGCCACGAACGCGCGCGAAAAGGCCATTGAGAACGCGGCCAAGCGCGAAGTAGCCAACGGGATGAAGCAGTTCCGCTCCTTCCTCGACAAAGTGATTCAGACCGCCGGCAACGGCGTGCTGGGCACCATCAGCTCGATCAGCGGCAACGTGTTCACCATGGCGGTGCCGACGGGCGCCGCGCTGGTCTATCCCGGGCAGACGATTCAGATCTACGACACCACGCTGACCACCAACCGCAACGTGGCGGCCGCGGTGGTGACCAGTGTGACCGCCGCGGACCCCATTTCGGCCACGCAGACCATGACCGTGGACAATGTCCCCGCGGGCACCATTGCCGGCGACGTGATTGTGCATGACGGCTTGGCCGGCGCGCAGCCGGTGTCGCTCTTCGGCATCAAGTATCATCAGAACAACGCGACCACCGGCACCTGGCTCAACTTGAACCGCGCTACCTACCCGGTGCAGTTGCAGACCCCGCGCGTCAACGCCGGCAACGCGGCGCTGGTGCCGGGCAACGTGCGCCTGGGGCTCAACAAAGTGCGCAAGGCGTTGGGGATCAACCAAGTGGGCAAGCTGATTGCCTACACCTCGGTCGAGCAGGAGCACGCCTGGGAGAACCTGGGCATCACCATCAGCCAGGTGATCAAGGAAGGCGGCGGCGGCCGCTCCAACGACCTCGACCTGCTCTTCACCGGGCAGAAGTCGATGAGCGGCGTGCCGATTAAATCCTCGATCAACGCCGACCAGACCAGGATCGACTTCCTAGATCTCTCACACTGGGGCCGCGCGGTGATGAAGGACATCGACTACTACGAAGTGGGTGGGCAGACGGTCTTCCCGATCTACGGCACCAGCGGAGGCCTCACCGCAGCCTACATTTTTTACTTCGACGTCGGCATGCAACTGTGGTCAGACAGCCCCAGGTCCGGCGCGTTCCTGGATAACTTGGCCCGCCCGTCCGGCTACTAGCGCACTCAGCCCTACACCAATCATGCATCGCCTCATCCACCGCGAGCGAGGGTGCCCCATCCTCCCCGACGCGGTTTGTCGGGGAGGGTGGGTCTGTCACTTCGGTACGTTGACACTCCACGGATCCATGGCGAGCATTCGGGTGTCGCCGAAGGCGTAGAAACGATAGCTGCTCCATGGCCAATCAACCGGATGTTTCACCAATTCACGGATCACCGGGTTATCGTGCATATAGCGGAGTTTCTCAATTTTCTTTTTCTCCGTCCAGACGTTAAAGTCGTAGAAGCGGCGCGCCCAGAACTGGTATTTGCGCGACTCACCTGGCCGCTCCAGCTTCTGCAATAACATTCGAGCCGAAGCATCAACAACGAGAGTCCCACCCTCCCTTCGGGAGGATGGGGCACCCAGACCAAGGCCCACGGGCGTGCGCAGCGCCTGAAGGATTTGGTGCGAGACAGTTTGCTTGAGGATCTGCATGACCAGCGAGGGGTTCCCAATTGCAGGCTCAGTCATGAGCAAGTGGAAGTGCTCCGGCATGACCACATAGCCAAACAGGGAGAATCGGTATCGCTCGCGAGTCCAGTCCAGGACGCGGACGAAAAGATTGCGGTGCTGCGGGCTGCCGAGAGCGAGAGCACGCTGGTAACAACTGCACGTAATGAAATGCAGATGGTTCTGGCCGTAGTAGCGATGTAGCCCGCTAGGCACTGCGAGATTCTAGCGCTCAAATAAGTATAGAGGAAGTAAGTGGATGAAAATGAAACAACCCCACCCTCGCCCCGACTTTTGCGGGTGCCCCATCCTCCCCGACGTTGTGTGTCGGGGAGGGTGGGAGCCTTCGCACTTGAACTGTCTTTGTCGGTCATATCGCTAGCAACCCCACCCTCGCCCCGACCTTTCGTCCCCCGCTTCCGCCCATCGACAGGCTCGGGGCGAGGATGGGGCACCCGTTCACGATGAAGCCTCGCTCGCTCCTCAATCGTGAGTCGCGGCCCCCGTCTTCTCACGTGCACCTTCAAGGTCCGATTCCGCCCCTATGATCCGCGTTCTTAGGGAGACGCAGGAGACGCCTGAAAGCGTGCCGGGTGCCCCATCCTCCCCGACGCAGTTTGTCGGGGAGGGTGGGTCTGTCCTTCTGAAACAATGACCCCACCCTCGCCCCGACCTTTCGCCCGTCGATTCCGCCATCGACAGGCTCGGGGCGAGGATGGGGCACCTGTACACGATGAAACCTCGCTCGCTCCTCAATCATGAGTCGCGGCCGACTACTGGGAAGAATGGCGGGCCGTGCCCCTACACGAGCCATGCATCGCCTCTTATGATCCGCGTTCTTAGGGAGACGCAGGAGACGCCTGAAAGCGTGCGGCGGCGGCTACGGCTGGCGGGCGGCATCAACCGCTACGGTGAGCCGAACTACCGCGCGGTGTGGGGCTGGTCGCGGCTGACCTGGATTGGCGGCAAGTGGGAAGACCGCGACGAGCACGGCCGCCTGCGGCGGGAAACAGTGCAGCTCCGCCAGGTGCCGAAGTACATCCCGCACAATCGCTGGCATATCGAGCGCTGGTGTCCGCCGGAGCTGTACGGTTCGCCAGCGGATTGGTACGCCCGGACACTCGAGGTGGAAGGGAATTGTTCGATTCCCGCGCTGGGGCCGTATCCTGAGCGGGGCGAGTACGAGCTGTGCTTCACCCTGCAAGGAAAAAACGGCGAATTTGTGCAACTCACGCCGACGGTGGCGGAGCACGCGGCGCGGCTGGTGGAGTTGTGTCGCGGGTTTACGAGCCAACAGCGCAAGGCCGCGCTCGAGGCTCGCCAGCAGCGTGAGGAGCAGCAGTACGAGGCCTGGGCCTATGACGTGCTCGACGACGCGGTGCCCGCTCTGCATGGATTGCCCTTTGTGACGGTGTTATAGCCCGCGTCTTCAGATTTACCGACAGGGAAAACACGAAATCGCGACAGGCAAAACCCACCTCGCCGGTACGTTCGGGGCAGGGAAGTCCGCACTCCGGCACCGTGCAATTGTCATTCCGAGGCCCGACGTTTTCTGTCGGGCCGAGGAATCTCTCTGAGAGATCCCTCTCCCCGGCAAACAGCGCCGGGGCTCGGGATGACATCGCTAGCATCCCCACCCTCGCCCCGACGTTTCGTCCCCCGATTCCGCCCTCGACAGGCTCGGGGCGAGGATGGGGCACCCGCGCCGGGGCTCGGGATGACACCAGCGATTCCTTCTGGCAGCGCAGGAATCCTCGATCGCAGCGCAAACACCGCCGGCCCGTGTGCCCCATCCTCCCCGACTGAAGACGGACGCCTTGGCGGATAGCGGACAAGGAGAAAAAAACGATGAGTGCAACGCCCGTTACGATTTCGCACCTGACTCCAGAGCAGCAGGCGGTGGTGATGGGGCAGAAGGCCTTCCTCGCCAACATCACTGAGCAGACCTGGATGGCTCATCGCACCTACGGAACATTTCAGATCCCCGGCCGGAAGGCCGAGGAAAAATACTCGCTGACGGAGATCAGCCCGCGAACGGGCAGCATTGATCTGGGCGACAAGCGCAAGCTCGATTTCCCGATCAGCGCGCGCGAAATTGCCGACGACCTTTCCCGGGAGATCAATAGCGATGCCGGCGACGCCAGTTACTTCGGCGTGTTTGTCTGCGCGGGGGAAGTGCCCACCGAGGCGGAGCTGGACCAGGCGCGACACCGGCTCGAGGAGTTCTACAAGAAGCAAGTGTTCATTGCCGACCAGGAGTGGGAGCGCACGCACAACTATATGGTGATCACCGACGTGCAGCGGCGCGCGGCCCGCGGGCTGGGCTTGGAGAAAGAATGGAGCTACGAGCCAAAGCCGCTGGTGGATTGCCCAGCGTGCGGCGAAAAAGTGAAGCCGGGCGTGGCGGTCTGCCGAGCCTGCGGGGCCATCCTGGACCGCGCCAAGGCGCTGCAATTTGGTCTGCTTCCCGCCGAGGCGGGACCGTCGACGCCGCCCTTGGCGGGGCCACAGGTGCCTGTGTCTGGTGATCCCACCCTCAGCGGGAGAAGCGTAGTGCCTGAAGCTTCCACTACAGCAGATGCCGGGCTAAAGCCCGGCGCTACAGGGCCAAAGAGAGCTAAGTAGGCGGGCTTGTAGCCCGCGTCTTCAGACGCGGGGCCCTTTCCTGACGGGGAATAACCCGCTCTGAAGAGGCGGGCTACACGAGGCGGGCTACACGAGGAAGGAACCGTGAATATGTGGAAAGTGTGGGTCAAGGGCCTGATGGCGGCGGCGATTGGCGGCGCATCCAGTTCCGTAACGGTGGTGCTGGCAGACCCGGACCACTTCAATTTCAGCGCCGGTCTGAAAAAGTTGGGAGCAGTGACCGCGATGGGCGCGCTGGTTGCCGTCGCGGCGTACCTGCAAAAATCGCCGCTGCCCCAGACGTAGGCAAGTGGGATTCCTTGCACCGCGCCGCACCAGGACGCGGTGCAGGGTGAGGGACGATTGACGGTATTAGACCTCAGCTGTCGGTCTCTGAAAGACAGACCCACCCTCCCCGACAAACCGCGTCGGGGAGGATGGGGCACCCGCCACAGATGTCATTCCGAGCTCCGGCGGTGTTTGCCGGGGCGAGGAATCTCTCTGGCGTGTTAGTTTCGCGCCCTCGGTGTGCTGGATGAGAAATCTCTCGGAGAGATTCCTCCGCCCGACACAAAGCGTCGGGCCTCGGAATGACAGCGGGTCACTGTGCATCCCCGAGCCGATCCCGGCCTGGCGGTAGAGGGCGCGCCCAGCACGATGGTGGGCTGAGCTGTCGGTTTTCTGAAAGACAGACCCACCCTCCCCGACAAACCACGTCGGGGAGGATGGGGCACCCGCAGCACGATGGTGGGCTGAAAGGACTAGATGGCTACTGCGTTCAACACAACGCGCAGCGTGACGTCGCTGGTGCGGTCGCTGCTCAACGATGGCGGCCCGAACGGCGCACTGGTCAACATTGCGACCATCTCGCGCACAGCCAACGTAGTCACCGTCGTAACCGCGGCGGCGCATGGGCTGGTGGTGGGCGATCAGGTGGTGATTGCCGGCGTGACCGGCGGCGCGACCAGCTTCAACAACGCGGCGGGAACATCGTTCACAGTAGTAAGCGCGACCCCGGCCAGCAATACTTTCACCTATGCGCAGACGGGCGGCAATGAAAGCGGCAATCCCAATACCGGCACCGCTTCGGGCGTAGGCACTGGGGCGCTCTTCACCGATCCGGTGCTGCTGCCTTATCTGAACTCTGCTTATCGCAAGGTGCAGCGCGCGCTGGCCAACATCGGCCAGGAAACCTTCGTTGTGGATGACGTCCTGATCGTAGTGCCGGCGGTGAGTGCCGTAGACCCCTCGGTGCAGGTGGTGGTGAATGACTCGACGGCGCCCCCGAATCAGTTGCCCACCGACCTGCTCGTGCCGGAGAAATTGTGGGAGCGGCGCAGCGGTTCGAGCGACAATTTCCAGGAGATGGTCGATCTGAGCGACCACGGCGGGCTGCCCAGCCAGCCGCAAGGCTCACAGCTGCTCTTCTGGGAATGGCGCACGGACGGGCTGTACTTCCTGGGCGCCACGCAAGACAACCAGGTGCGCATCCGCTATCAGAAGGCCCTGCCGGACCTGACCGATGGCAGCACCACCATCCTGATTCGCAACGCCCAGGACGCGATGGCGTACTTCACTGCGGCCATGGCGGGAATGGCGCGCGGGTCGCCGCTGGCAAAAGATTGGGATGCGGCGGCGATTGACGCGCTGGAGGACTTGATCATCCGCGCGACGCAACGCGAACAGAACACCGTGCGGCGTCGCAGGCCGTATGGCCGCCGGGGCGGCATGGGGACCGGCAGCATAATCTAGGAAAAATCAGCCACAGAGAACAGAGGCACCGAGAAAAGAAGGGAATCCGGAGAGAAGGAAATTCGGGTTTCTTTCCCTGTGTCTCTGTGTCTCCGTGGCTAAACAGGAGGAACGGACATGCCCATTGCCTTGCAAGGCTCACCTGGAAACGCGGCCCCTGGAGTACCGTTCACGACCCGAGACGTAGACGGCTCGCCGGAAAACTTCGTCTTTGCCACGGGAGTGCTGGCCTTTTCGGGTAGCTACACCACAGGTGGCGACGCGGCCGACTTCACGAAACTGGATTCGCTGGCGTCGCAGACTGTCGTCAATGCCACTGCTTTCAGCCAAAACGGCAGCGCGAACGGCTACGTCTTTGTGCAGAACGCCGCGATGAGTGGCTGGAAGCTGAAAGTGTTCGCGCCAGGCGGAACGGAAATCGCCGCGGGCGCGTATCCGGCCAGCGTTACCAGTGATGTGGTGGCGTTCCAGTTGACCCTGCGCAAGCTGCTGTAGTGAGCGAGACTCCACCTGCAAGTGTGTAGGGCGTCCGCAGCGGCGGACAGCCCCCCCACCCTCCCCGACAAACAGCGTCGGTGAGGATGGGGCACCCGCAGATTCTCACGCACACGCGGAGATTCGAGTCTGAATCTCAAAGTCTAAATGAGTGTTGCCGGTCCCATTGACGCGCCGCTGGATATGCTTGGCACCGCGGAAAAAACGAAGGCGGCCATTTCTGGCCGCCCCATAAGCTCTTGCGTGTACTGGACACGCCTGCGAAGCTGCTGACAGCCTAGCAACTCCCTTCGGGACCGTCAAGCTCGAAAATCGCGTTGAGGGCCGACGTGCGGAGAGTGGGAGACTCGAACTCCTGGGGCTGTTTGCAGCCCTCAACGCTTCGCAGGCGTGCCCAGTACCCCCACTGGGAGCACTCTCCGAAACACGCCTACCCAGGGTAGCTTATAACAATTCGTTATTTAACAAGTCTTTGAATAGTGTTTGCAGGTGGCTCGAGGCAGTTGATGAGTGTTGCCGGCACAATTGACGCGCCGCTGGATATGTTTGGCGGGCTGGTCACGGATATGGCCGCCGCGGACCTGCCGCCCGGGGTGTCGCCCGACTGCGCGGATGTGAAGTTCATCCAAGGCGGGGTGCAGACGCGGCCCGGGCTGCTGGTGCCACCCGGCCTGGGCGGGATCGCGGGCAATCCGGCGATCAACTATCTGAAAACTTTTGTGGACCTGAACGGGAACGCGCGCCTGCTGTATTTGGACTCGTTAGGAGTGCTTTGGCAAGACTTCCCGCAAGGCACCGAGACACTGATCCAGTCCGCGCTGGCGGCATCGTGCTACGGCAAGTCCGCAACGCTGTTTGGCCGGGAGTACTTGGCGATCAGCGATGGCAAACTGGGCAACGATCTGCCGCGGCAGTGGGATACCACCAACTTTGACCGCGTGAGCCAAGTCGGGCCCGGCGCAGGGCCTGCGGTAGCGGACGCTGCTGCGGAATCGGCGCTGACGATTGCAGCGTCGCCCAACGGCGCGAACCGCGCGAATAACACCGTCACCATCACCACGACCACCGCGCACGGCTACCTGGTCGGGCAGAGCGTGCTGATTGCCGGAGTAACGGACGTCAGCTTCAACGGCACATTCGCCATTCTGACGGTGCCGACATCGACCACGTTCACCTATGGCCAGGTCGGCGCGGCGTCGAATAGCGGCGGCGGTACAGCCACGTTGCAGCCGCTGGTTTCGGCCGGCCAACACCAGGTGGTAGTGATTTTCAAGACGCGCCAAGGGTATCTGGCAAAACCTTCGCCACCGGTGATCTACACCGCGGCGGGCGGCCGGCGCGCCAATGTGACCGGCATTCCCACCGGGCCGGCCAACGTCATGGCGCGGATTGTAGCCTTCACTTCTTCGGGTGGCGCAAGCTTCTTCTACACCGCAGCGATGGTGATCCCCGACAACACGACCACTTCGCTCGTGGTGGATTTCCTCGATACCACGCTCCTGGCCTCGACCAGCGTGGACTACCTGTTTCGCCTGGTCGAGTTGGGCGAATGCCTCGGATTCATTGACTACTCGAATCGCCTGTTTGCTTGGGGTGAGCGAAACCACGCCAACAACTGGCTGAATCTGACGTTTGATGGTGGCTGGAGTGGAAATTTTCCGCTGGGATGGACGGCCGACGGTACGTCGGGACCTGGCGGCTCCCGGGACTCTGTCAATGTGGTCTGGGGCGACGCTTATCGAATCACGGGCGACGGCGCCACTGCGACTCGCGGGCTTATCACCCAGCCAACCGCTAAGGACTTCTTCGGCGCCGCGCTGATTGCGCCGAATACCAGTTACAACATGCGCGCGCGGGTGATGAAGGGCGGGGGACTGGCGCAGGGCACGCTGCACGTACACCTGTTCAGCGCCTCTGGCGGCATCAACACCACGGGCTTGCAGGTCACTGCGGCGCAGGCGGGCGCCAGCTACGCCGAATTCATCGCGCAGCTCGCGCCGGCACAGGCCACGATTCCCAGCGACCTGGTGCTGCGCGTGTATGCCGACGGCACGCCGACCAACAACGGCTTCTTTGTAATCGACAACATCGAGATCTATCCTGCCGCGATCCCGGCCAACGTCAGCCTGGTGCGCGGCAGCCGGGTGAACGATCCCGAGAGCTTCGATGGCGTAAACGGGTTCCTGCAAGTGGCGGTGAACAACGGCCAAGCCGTGCGCGCGTGCTTCCAGTTGCGCGAGCGGCTGTACTTCGTCAAGGAGCACAGCCTGTACGTCACTCAGGACGACGGCCTCAATGAGCCGGCGTCCTGGGCGATTTCAGAAGTCTCGCGGAAGGTGGGCACGCCCTCGGTGAACGGCGTGGACGTCGGCGAAGAGTGGGCCGTGATCGTCAACCGCGAAGGAGTCTACATCTACTGGGGCCCGGAACCGGTCAAGATCAGCCAGGAGATCCAGCCGCTCTGGGACACCATCAACTGGCAGTACGGGCACACGATTTGGGTGCGCATTGATACGCAGAATAAGCGGATCCTGATTGGCGTGCCGATTGGCGCGGCGGCTTCGCCCAACCGCGTGCTGATGATGGACTACCGCGGCTTGGGGAGCGCGGAGCAGATTGCCACGAACGCTTCGATTCACTACTCCACCTTCAGCGGGAAGATTCTGGCGGTCGGGAATGCGCGGAAGTGGTGTCCATGGTTTATAACCGCCAATTCTGCGGCGTTGGTCGAGCGCGCCGATGGGACCGCGCAGATGTTCCTGGGCAACGGCGCCGCGACAGGGAAGATCTACCAACTCTCCGACGCGCAATTCTCCGACGACGGCGCGGCCATCAGCAGCTACTACACCACTTACTTCTTCCCGCACCATGAGCTGGAACAGGCGCTCCAGCTCGGCAGTCACCGCAAGTTGTTTTACTACCTGGCGCAGTTTGTCGAGGGCGCTGGCAGCCTGAGTGTCACCGCGCTGCCGCCGGGCGGTATGAAACCGATCGCGTTGCCCACGCTGGCGCTGTCGAATCCCGGCTCAAAGGATCTGGAATTGCCCGTTAACGTTCCGGCAGAGCGCGTGGCGTTCAAAGTGGGTACCAACGCTGCCGGCGCGTGGTTCAAACTGCAAAAATTTATCGCCTCGCTGCGCGCCGATCCCTGGGCCCCGGTGCGAGGCCTGAACTGAGGTGACCTGTAGCCCGCCTCTTCAGAGGCGGGGCTTTTCTTGGCCACCGCGGCATGTGTTTTCTCTGTGCCTCTGCGTCTCTGTGGCGAATATTTATGCTGCTGAGCCTGCCAACGCTGAAGGACATTCAGGCCAACGACCCGTACACCTACGAGGCGTTGGTCAAGATTCAGGCGGCGGTAAACTCGCTGCTCGCGCAGATCTCGCCCCAGTCCGCCGCGGCGGGCGTCTCTGGCGGGGTCAGCCAGCCGCCACTTAAACCCACGCCGCAAGCGGTCCTGCCGGCGATTGAGAAC